GTCTTCCTGGGCCGTAGGACTACTGTCATCTTGTAAGACGACAGTCGAGTATGTTAACTTAAGTTTTCTACCGGTCAGTTTCGATCGGTAGTTCTTTGGTTGCACTTCCTCAATTTGTTGATGGATGATAGGAGTATATAAACTATACAAATTATCAAAATCCACAATAGAGGAACTGGACTTAGTAGGGCTTCCCAAAGGAAGCTCGAAAAATCCAGCGGAGTGCTGAAGGGTGTACCAGTAGTAGTATTCATTATCAATAGCCCTTATACGATTAGGTTTTTTACATAATCGAGGAAAGACTAACGAAGAGTTTACTACTTTGGGCCCTTCCAAGCCAAACTCTGTTAATTCACAGAGTTCAACTTGTAAACCTGCGTCATCAGAGAACGAGAGGGGAACAACATGGATATTTCGTTTCCGTGTCATTCGAATCTCGTTCAAGATTTCGCTTAAGGTCAGCCAAATCTCAGACTTATCCCAACGTCTTCTAAGAAGATTAAAGGATTTGTATAAGAAACTTAAATACTCGTTCCTTGTTAGCTTTCCGCCGACTGGTAGGAAGGCAGGTCTAACATCGCAGCCGTTGTGGTAGTCACCACCACAGCTCTCTCTAAACGGACCTTCGAAAAAACTCTTCTCTTCATTCACATGAAGATTGAGTGTCTCAAATATCTGCAGGAGTAATCCTTTCAATTCACAAGGAATGATTAGATCGTCTCCGAAACAAGATATAGTCCGATTCCTCACTTTGCGACCGCTCTCTTCGTAATGAAGGAGGCAGCCTTTAGCAAGGGAAAGAAAGATTAACGTTTGAACAGGAAAAGTAAAACCAATTCCCATGGTACTTAACGTATCACAAGAAATTGAAGTTTTACCTATTTCTATGGTTGAAAGCCGCCCTTTGAGGGTAGCAAAGACCCACCGTTTAGGAAACAGTAACTCAAATAAACGCACTGATATATTATCAGATGCACTAACTTGGTCAACTGTGGCCGATTCGTTTGAAATAGATGACTCACGCGCCAAAACCCGATGGATATCAGGTAAGGTGCTCAAGTCGTATCCTGCGTCGCGTAGACGCCTTTCATACACTTTTCCGAGGCCATTTGTATATAGGCCACCGGTACTTGTATTAGGGCAAATCATGCGACGCTTGTTCCAACGTTTAGCGACAAGGGAAGCCTGAAGAGCCGTGACTTCTTGTAAAGTCCCAATTTGTTTATTGAGACAATGGCCGTGCCAACGCTTATAAACGTTGGTGAACCAATCAAGATGATCACGACTCCCACTTAAACCTATGGTCCACTTGGCACACAAAGTGCTTTTGGATTTCGGGTTCAAAGTGGAGGCCTTCTTAGGAAAATAACAAAGGTCGAGGTGCTCCTCTAGGTCATACTCTTTTAGAGTTTCCTGGAGCCAGCCCCTCGCATACATCATGATATTGACTAAAGTCTTGTCATGGTTGTATGCATAGGTATGACTTCTCAGAGATTCCTGGATATTACAAAATTTATCCACTGTCTCTTTGTCATACTTCTGTCCATCCTCGTGGCCGAAAATATACTTGGCCAGAAAGTTTGTTATTTGATAGTGTTTCTTAAACTCGTAAGAGTCGAATGGACACCAATCTAATTTCCACTCACGTGGATTTCCTAAGTACTCAGAATCGAGTTTCAGATCTTTCAGGAGTGACGCACTTAGCTTTAGGGCTATCGCGTCTGTGCAGTAACGTTTCTGTTTCTTCATTTAGGTCTTCCTTAGTCTTGGAATTGACACAACGCTTCACAAGTCCTCCCACGAATTCGAGGAGGACCACAAGGAGCCGCAGATTCACGATAGTGAACCGGCGCCCCAGAAATCGTCAACATCTGTGTCAACTAACAGTTGAGCCGCCAATTTATTAAGATCGACGGCTTCTGCTGCAGTAAACTCAGGATGTACTTCACGTTCAACGCGAAGTACATTGTTGATGATTTTTCCTGAAGCTAATGTCATTGGGACTGTGATCGAGATGTACTTTTTATCTCGAGTGTAGACTCCCAACTTATCCAGGACCGGTGGACGATACTTAGCCGTCGCAGATCTGCGAAGAGCATAGTTGGTATCCAATGGTACTACTAAATGAACCCCGTTAGGGATGGTGACACCGTCGTCTGCAAAGACAACAGCGGTTCCACCAGTTACAGCTAACGTTGCACCAGTTGCTATGGACATGTTTTTCAGACCCATAATTATTTCCTTTTTCTAAAATTGATTCCCATACTCACTAGAAGTGAAATGTGATCAACGTGTTGTGAAAGGGAAAGACTCCCAAGGTTTAGCGGCGGAATGCTGCTAGGCGCAACTCCCACTACTCTCGTAAGCGTTTCTGATCTGCCGGAAAATTCACCGGACATGCCAGTACGTGCTATAGGGGTAGTGTTAACTTGTAGATATAAGACTTGACGTGTACTTCTGGCTTTACGAGTTATGCTAAGCCAACTACCCAAAATAGATACATTAGGGTTAGGTTGGATAGCTGCTAACCACGAGCCAACGTCCACGAGTCGGTCTACTACGAAGCTGAAGGGGGTAAGTTCCCAACCAGTGCGTGCTACATCGCGTAACTGGAGTCCATAATTATGACGCAACTTTTCCGACACAATACCGTCGTCGGAAAGTAGTTTCGTCTCATAAAGGACACCCGCTGATACTTTGTAGTTCACTGTTTTAGAGGTGCGTGCCATACCACTTTGAAAGTGGAGTTGTGGCAATATAACGTGTTCCCTCGAGACGAACGAATCTACCGTCTGAGAAGAACGCGCGACTTGCTTTTCCGTAGTTTTGTTACCTATAAGCTGTTTGACAGTGGCATCCATAATGTTTTGAATATCATATAACACGGGTTTAAATCCGAGTCGATATTCTAGCCAAGCGGATGCCATAGCCTTCGACACTCCTATTCCCTTGTTTATCAGGGTTTGTTTGCGTCGAATCATCTTACCAATAAGGTCACGCGCGCGTCCAAGTGGTCTCTTTATCATGTGAAGGGTTTCATTGCCTTCACCGATAGAGACACTTAGTGCCGCGGAACCATTGTACGCTTTCGCGTACACATTGTTGATAACTGAAGCACTTGCAGTTGCAAGGTCATCAGCCACATTATCCTGCTCTCCGGCATCTTCCACTACGAGCGCGGCCATTGGCCCACTCCAAGTTCGAGTACCCCAGTTTGCAGGACCATACGCTACCATGAAATCGTCCGAGCTGTCGAAAGACACTCGTTCTATTATGGCAGGAGACATTACGGTAAAACCTTTCTTTTTAAGGAAGGCAAAACCAGGAGTAGACACATCAGTTATCGATTGATAACCGTTAAGGTTTCCTCCATTAAACATCTCAACTATTTCACCCGGGGGATCGTCAAAGACTGTACAAGTCAATGGCATACTTTGGGTCGTTTTAGTGCGTGTGCGTGTCATAGGTAACTCCATCAGTCAGATGTTAACAAAAATCTGTCGTGTCTGACAAGATAAAGGCATCCC